ATAGAAAACTAACCCCACCTGCTCTAGTACCCAAGGAGCGAACTATTGATGCTGAGGTGCAGGCAACAGTGGATTTCCACTGCTCCCACTTAGAATGGAGCCTAGCCCAGGAATGGGCGGTAGAATTTGCTGGTGAGGTTTACGGCCTCCACGCAAAAGGCAGATCAGCAGCAAAAAGATTTACAGAACAGGCGAGAAGGATTCCTTGCCCAACTGATGATTGCAAACGATTTGTTGTTATAGATGTTGAAAATCTTATGGATGATGTTACTTGCTTCGGATGTAAACAGAGTTGGTCAGTGCTTAGGTTAATCGCCTTAGCAATGAGTAACCCTGATAGAAAGTTTTATTTAGATGTTGAAGCAATAGCGGCTTGGATGGGAACTACTGAAAGAACTGTTTACAACTTAATAAAAACCCATAAGGTAGAAAGGCGAGGTAGTTTGTATGATCTCTCTGCAATCATCAAAGCCAGAAACTCAACACTCTAATTTGCATAAGTTTTCACTTTTCTGTGTTACACTTGCGTTAGCAGATTTTACTATCTCTGCTAAAGCCCTAGCCAAATTGTCTAGGGTTTCTTTATTGGTTGGAAAAGTTATGAATGGAGAAACTGAGGATTTAAACGAAATAGATGAAGCCCTTATTCATGCTTCTCGAACCCGTAACGATCCAGCCTTTACACATCGCCAGCGAGAAATAGTTAATAAGTTTATTGATGATCTATTAGATTCAAGATCAGAATTAACAAAATGTTAAACATCGTAATCAAGATCGGTGATGTAGCAACCGAAATATCTACTGATCAAAACTTATCATTTGATGCAATTGATTCAGTAATTAATCGTGCAGTGCAATCAACGCTGCAATCATATCTATCATTACCAACAGAGGATCGCCTTGCGCCTTATACGAATTACAGTGATATAGATGACGATGATGAGGATACAGAATGATCTGCAAAAATGCAGGCATTGTAAATTAGATTTACCATTACATAGATTTCATAAAGATAGCAAGAAGGCAAATGGTTTATATCATACTTGCAGGAGTTGTCGCAGTAAGTATCGCAGGCTTATTGATCTATCGGATGCTGAATATAAAAAGATACTTGAATCGCAAGACAACCAATGTGCTATCTGTGGCACAGATGCTTCGGAATATAAATCATTATTAAATGTAGATCACAATTACAAAACACAAAAGATTCGTGGATTACTTTGTACTAATTGCAATATGGGATTAGGACACTTCAAAGATTCATTAAGTAATTTACATCGAGCATTGATGTACATAGCCAAGCACAATGATTAAGTTACCAAGGCCCTGTGTTGATTGCCAAGTAGTTACTAGATCAGCAAGATGTGTTAGATGTCAAAGATTAAAAGATAAACAAAGACCAACACCAACTCAGCGTGGGTATGGGTATGCCTGGCAGAAGTTATCAAAAGAATTTAGGGCGGCCTATCCTTATTGTTTTATCTGCGGAACAACAAAAGATTTAACCACTGATCATATAGTTGCAAAATCAAAAGGCGGCTTATCAGTGTGGTCAAACTTGCAGACACTTTGCAGATCACACAACTCGCAAAAAGGTTCTGGCTAACCCCCACCTAGGCATTATCGGGTACGGCCTATAAGTTCAGGCAGCATGCGGGTATATACCCCGACGCCCTGACAACGCACATTTCCGAATTTTTCAATAGGGGGCATTTTGGTACAAATCGGACAGGATAAAAATGGCTGCGAAGCCAAATGAAATTAAACGGCGCAATGGAAATCCAGGCAAACAAAAACTTCCTGATCTAAATAAAATTATTGCGTTGCCAAGATTTTCCGCTGAACCGCCTGAGCATTTAGGCGAGGCTGGTGCAGAATTGTGGCGTAAAGTTTTAAGCCTTGCTCCTTGGATTGCCAATACAGATGGCACGATACTTTTAGAACTTTGCGAAAAGATGGAATTGAAAAAACAAATTCAGGATCAACTAAAGCCTGAACAATTTATACTCTTTACCGATAAAGGCTATGCTTACCAAAATCCTTTATTTGGAATGCTGAGTACAGTGCAAGGTGATATTGTTAAAAACTTATCTTTGCTTGGATTAACTCCAAGTGATAGATCAAAACTGGGGGTTGCTGAAGTGAAGGCTCGTGGAAAACTAGAGGAACTTCTCCAGCAAAAACAAAATGCAACAAATTAATTCCTGGCCCCCACGCTGGCTAACTCCAGTTTCAGAAACAGAAATAGCCAATGGTGATGGGCCGCTGTATAGTCAATTTGCTGAGGCTGTTTGCAGAGTTACTAAAGATTCAATTGCTGCCCCTGCTGGTGATTTATTAGTTTTGCGTGATTGGCAAAAAGAACTTTTAAACCACGCACTAGCCAGAAAAGAAAACGGCAGATTCAAACACCGCACTGCGTTAATCGGGATGGCCAGAAAGAATGGCAAGTCAGCACTCGCTGCTAGCGTTGGTTTAGCAGGTTTAACTCTTGGTGGCAATGGTTCTGAAATTTACTCTTGCGCAGCCGACAGAGATCAAGCCCGAATCGTATTTGGAACTGCAAAGCGGATGGTTGAGTTAGACCCTGAACTATCTACAATGTTTACTCTCTACAAAGATGCAATCGAATTTAAAGATAAGGGTTCAGTTTATAGAGTTCTCTCTGCTGAGGCTTATACAAAAGAAGGTTTAAACCCTTCGCCAATAATTATTTTTGATGAGGTTCACGCCCAGCCCAATAGAGAACTATGGGATGTAATGAGCCTTGCAGGTGGTGCTAGGCAAGATTCACTTCTCTTTGGCATCACCACTGCTGGAGTTAAAACCGCAACCAGTGGGCAAGATTCACTTTGCTACTCTCTCTACCAATACGGCCAGAGAATTGCTAAGGGTGAAAATGTTGATCCAAGTTTTTTCTTTGCTTGGTGGGAGCCGCAGAAACCAGAGGGTGATTATCGTGATCCGCAATTATGGCAAGAGGCTAATCCAGGCATTAGCGATATTGTTGATCTTGAGGATTTTGAATCGGCTGTATTGCGAACACCTGAAGCGGAATTTAGAACCAAAAGAATAAATTGTTTTGTTAGCACTCAAACCGCTTGGTTACCAACTGGCGCTTGGGAAGCAATCATAGATACAGAGCGCCAAGATATTCCTGGCGAGGATGTAGTTCTAGCATTTGATGGAGCGTTCTCAAATGATTCAACTGCATTAGTTGCTTGGTTCTTAGGTGGCGAAAAACCACATTTAAAAGTTGTTGGAATTTGGGAGAAGCCGCACGATGCAGAGCAAGGTTGGTTTGTTCCAGTTGCTGAAGTTGAAAAAACAATAATTGATGTTTACCGAGATTCCAGATTCCAAGTCAGAGAAGTTGTATTCGATCCAGCAAGATGGCAACGAACCTTCATGGTGCTTGATGAGAACGGCTTACCAGTTGTTAGTTATCCAAACTCAGCGGAACGAATGGTGCCTGCAACACAAAAATTTTATGAGGCCGTCGTTAATGGATCGTTTACTCACGATGGCGATGAACGCTTGGCCCGCCACATCACAAACTGCGTTACTAAACAATCCTCAAGAGGAGTAATGGTCGCCAAGGCTTCAAGCCGTCGCAAGGTAGATGCAGCCGTTGCCTCAATCTTTGGTTATGATCGAGCCACGCAACCGCCTGAACCCAAGGCGCCACTAACTAGATATTTTACAATTCAGGTTTAATCTAATTCATTATCACATTTTGAATTAGGACAATATAAACCTCTAGTAATACTGAAACGAATATCAGTTTTACATAGTGGGCATTTTAAGATTTTCGCTGGCATCTATCACATCTCCAATCTGCATCTTTAAGTGATATTGCTGTCCATAGCCAACAGGTTTCCATATTGCATTTTTGACACCAACTTAATTTACTGCTTTTCATTATTGATTCTCCTTGCTTCGCAAAGATCACCATTGCAATTATGACACTGGCATCCTTGCTTTATTACTAAGTGATTACAGCATTCCATTTTTACCTTCCTTAGTGATTAAGTATTTCCTAACCACTGCCTTAATTATACTTTTGACACTTTTTGCAATTACATAAATTGCAATTTATTACGCACAACAATTATAGAAATTTAAAAGACACGCCACGATTTGACAAATGATTTCAACAATAAGGGGGAGTAAATGAAAAAAATAAATGCTACTTTGGTTGTTGAAGTAGTTGGGGTTGCCTGCGTAACAACAGGCTTGGCAATACTTTCGATTCCAGTTGCACTAATTGTGCTTGGAAGTTTTTTAGTATGGATTACAGAAAAAGGTAATTAATGAATTTATCAAGAGCGTTACGCGGTGCTAGTGAGAAGCGAGCAACGAATCAATTTGT